GGTTTACCCTCTGCCTTTTCACGCTTGATGCGCTCTTGTTTAGCGTGGATGTTTGCATAAAGACCAGGTTTAGTTGCCATTATTTTCCTCAATCCAACATATATCTTGCCATGAAAGCAACAAACACTTTTCACCATTATGGTTAATCGGTGTGAACTTAAGATACTCCTCTTTGGGATTGTCGTTCATAGTGCCAAAACGTACTCGTTGCCCTACGGCAATCGGCATAGCTTCACGTCTTTCGGATGACAATTTCTTGCCAGGCCCTACAGCAACAACAGTTCCCATGTTCTCAGCTTCTTTGTTATTAACAATTAATACAGAGCTTAAAACACGAACATCTGGTCGGACAATGATCTTATCCGCCAGAGGTCTAAATGATACAATTTCATCAGCCATTTCAATATTACCCTATTGCTTTGGTTATAAACCCTGTAGCCCTTTACCGAGAGCTATGGGGTTTAGCTTATTTGCAATCGTCTTGGTCGTGACCGACACGCTTATGGCTGTAGCACTCACGCTCACCCATATTGCCGTCATTCAATTCACCGAGCTTGCCTTCAAAGTTGCCAGCATGACTCATTGGGCGTGAACCCATAGAATCCATTTTGCCCATTGCAACACCGCCAACCAGCTTCATCTTACGCTCACCGCTCATGTCGGCTTTAGCTGCGCCAGCAGGGGCTTTTGCACCAGTTGTTGAAGGTACGCCCTTCATGCTATCCATAATTCCCATGATTTATCCTTTGAGATGGGGTTGATACACTACAAATAATAATACTATTTTACGATTTTTCAAGTAATTTTACTAGAGTTATTGCACCTTCTACGTCTTGTATTCTAGCTACTGTTGAACCACGCCAATTTAACATAAACGCTTCTTGAGCTGCTGTAAATTTAGATTTGTCAGATGCCTTTATTTCAACAAGTGCGGTCTTTTGGTTTTTACCCACCACAAGATCAGGGAATCCGCCAGCAACCCTTGACGTATCAAATACAGAACAGCCAAGCTCTCGTAACGTCTTAACGATAAGCGAATGATTAGCATCAACTTTTCTAGCATAGGTCATTGAATTGTAATAAATAAAAGGTTAGTATCTAAACACTTTACACCAAAAGAGGCGCAAATGGCTGGTTATCACTTATCAGATGAAGAATGGATTGCCGAATGGAAAAAGATCGGTAGCCCTCAAAAGTTTGCAGAAATACATAAAAATGACGTAAGGTCTGTATATAACCGCAGAAGATCAATAGAAACAAGGCTTGGCGTTGAATTGCCTACTTTTAATGACCAACGCATAGATATTTCTAAAAAGATCAATCAGACTGAAGGACACACAAGAAGGGGATTTAATCTTGAAAAAGGTCGTGTTATTGTTTTTAGCGATGCTCATTTTTGGCCTGATATTACCACTACTGCTTTTAAAGCCTTGCTGGAAAGCATTAAAGAATTTAAGCCTACTGCTATTATTTGTAATGGCGATGCCTTTGATGGTGCTGGTATTAGTAGGCATCCTCGTATGGACTTTGATAAGTTGCCTTCTGTCAAAGAAGAACTTGAGGCTTGCCAACATTATTTAGGTCAAATTGAAAAGGTAGGTAAAGGTGCAAAACTATTCTGGCCGCTTGGGAATCACGATATGCGTTTTACTAGCAACGTGGTTAACTTTCTTCCTGCTTTTGAGGGCGTGCCTGGCACAAGTTTAAAAGAGTATTTCCCTTTGTGGCAACCTTGTTGGTCTGTTTGGATCAATGAAGATACCTGCATTAAGCATCGTTGGAAAGGTGGATGGACAGGCGGGCGCAATAATGCCGTAAATTCAGGCGTAAACATGATTACAGGGCATACCCACGTTTTATCTAGCATACCCTACAATGATTACAACGGAACCCGCTATGGCGTTCAAACAGGCACTCTTGCCGATCCTAATGGCCCACAATTTAATTACACAGAAGATACGCCTAAAGATTGGAATAGTGGATTTGTAATGCTAACTTTTGAGCGTAGCAAGCTACTTCAACCAGAGATGGTTAGGGTTTTTGGGGAAGATGAGATTGAGTTTCGGGGTAAGATACATTCAGTATGAAACTAACACCAGCCATCCTTAAAAATTTATATAGCGCATTGATGCTATGTGAACCACTTAATAAATGGAATATGCCTTTGCCAGAAGAAATTAAATTTGTGGTTGATTCTGATCCTGAAACTATGGGGACATATTTATATGACGATGGTGGAGATTACGAACACATCATTACTATTTCTGATGCTCGATGTGGATGGCTAACAACAGTAATTTCTACATTACTCCACGAATGTATTCATATGAGTCGTAGCGGAACAATTACCGATGCCTGGACTAAACACGATGCCACATTTAGGCGCAGAGCATCTAAGATTGCGGAGCTTGGCTTTGATCCTTTGGAACTCTAACGAATTTTCTGTAATACCAATTCGAGCAGTTCTTCTTCTGTAATAGCGTACTCTCGCTCAAAGCGTTTGCGACCCATTCCGTGAATACTGGTATTTGATCCTCTATGGTGGTAGGGGCATAAGGGGATAACAGGGGCATTACTTCGCTTACCAGCTCGTCTAATGTGATGGATTTCTGCTGGAGTCCCTTCATTGCCTTGTTTGTAGCATAGAATGCAGCCAAATCTCGCCAAGCGATCATAATGCGCTTTTTCGGCTTTAGTGGACACTTTTTGCGCTAGTCCAATCCTCTAAATTTTGTGCTGATTCTGTAATAGAACAAGCGATTACATAAGCGTCTGAATATTTACCTTTAAGAACAGCATTGTGATAGTTTTTGATGAAAGAGTTAAGTTTAAGAATAATGTCTGCATAATCGTTCATCGTGTGACTCTTTCTATTTGTCTATTGTTTGCTTGTTCTGTGCGCCAAGTTTCCCATCTCATCTTGGCTGCTTCTAACTGCCATTTTAATACTTCTGCTTGTTCGGTGGCTGCTCCAATACCCTTGCATAATTCTTGATATTCAAGACTAGAATATGCCTCTCGCTCTTGCGCCCCTAATGATTGTTCACTAGATTGCTTCATCTTAATTGCTTTAAGACTATGCTTATATGCTTCAAGCTCGGCTAATTGGCCTTTAGCTTTTGCATACTTGGGAGCGTTATTATAAATAAACTCTACTGCATCGTTTGGATCATATTCTTTCATTTGAGTGCCAACCATAATCCAATTTGACTAAACGCATAACCTAGCCAAATAATTGCGTTAGGAAATGCCCCCTTGCGTAATTGCAATACGCCTACCATCAAATATCCAAGCCCTGTTGCTGCAATAATGGTTTTTTCCAACATTTGTATTCCCCCCTGTTTCCTAATTGATACTGTATAGCATAGTCTAGCAATAATACTTGAGGTAGTTTCTTGCTCGATATGTATTGTCTAAACTTTGCTAATCCCCATTCATACCGCCATTTACAAAGCTGCCTGACGGCTGATTTGTGCCGTAATTCGTTGTCGTAATTGGTAGAATGATTCTCCAGCATAAGGCGTTATTCCTAATTCTCTTGCTTTAGCCAAAGTCAATTCATCAGATGAGAACCACGGCAGTTGCGGTTTCTTTACTACAGTTTCTGTAAGATCAATTTCATCTTCCCAACGACCTTGATTTAACCAAGTAGCAGGATGAGGAATAAACTCTTTTGAAGTTTCTTTGAGCTTCCAATACTTTAAATGATTTTGCAAAGCATCAAGAGCTTCTTTTTGCTCTAACTCGCTTAACCGATTCCAACTTGACTGCGCTGTTCTTTTTGCTACTTTTCTTGGATATAGTGTCCAAAACGCTTGAAACATGAAACATCTCCCCGTTACGTTCCATCATTATAGCTTCTACCAAAGTGCAGGTCATTCCTTGTTGCACAAGAAAGTGTAATCCTTCTTTATCGTAATGCACATGGACTTCGGCCGACCCATCTTTATTTTCTTTAATTTTCTTGATTAAAATTTCCATTAGTGTTGTCCACTAAACGCAGCAGGGCCAAGTGCGTGGATAAGTTGTTTGTTGGCTTCTAGCTCACGCCTAGCAAACATAAGCTGTTCACGCAAAGATTTTATCTCCATGTCGGCTACTCTAAGCATATCAATTAGCATAGATTCCCGTGTTTGAGTGTCGGCATTAACAAACTCTTTAGCACTTACCATATCTTCAATCATAGTTCCCCCTAGTTATTATACAAAAACACTTAAAGTATATATAAAACCCTCTATGCCCTTCTGGTGAGCGAACCTAGCCCACCTAAGTTCGCCTTCAATTCTGCCCATCTGGAGCCACAGAACCCGACAGTCGTTCAAGGAATCGGCACTATCTTCGCCACCGATTTGTGTGCTTTTACATCCTTTATCCCCCAGTAGCACTTACGTCTTAGTCGCTGGTGGTAGTGAATCCCCAACTAAGAACAGATACATCATATAACAAGTTTTTATTTTTGCAACTCAGGCCAAATTAAATGCCAGGAATTAGGAAACAAATCCTTGCGTGTTATTAAACCATGCGACTCTTTCTCAAGAGTTGCGCCTAATACTGCAAAATGTGCTGCTGGAATGTTGTTTTTTCGCCACATTGATACCGCATGAGGGGAAATTCCTACCAATTTTGCTACTTTTGTAGTACCCCCAAGCAGATCAATTATTGCCGAATCTGTGATTTTTAGCTTCATATCAAGAATCTTACACCATAACTATTTATTTTTGCAAAGGTATTGACAAGCATATCAAATTGCTTACAATCTGAGGTATAGCAACTTCGCTATGTCATTTAAGGGGAATTTAAATGGATGAGTTGTATCAAGTTATGACCGAAATGGAGCAACGCTTGGAATTAGCGTTAGACAACATGGAATACGGCACAGAATTGTCGCAAGACGATGTGGATGTTATTCGTGCAGCTTGTGGAAAG